CTTTTGTGCCTGTTTTTTCGCCCTGTAAGCGTTGCCACGCCGGCTGTTGCATGGTTGGCATGATGCGACAAGGTTTGAGCGTTCTAGGGCTAGTGAGGGGTCTCTGTCGAGTTCGATGAGGTGGTCTACTTGTGTTGCTTTTTTTCCGCACCAATGGCAGACGTAGTTTTCTTCCTCAAGTACTTGCCGGCGTAGGGTTTTCCATGCGTTGGTGTTGTAGATGCGTTTACTGGTCATTGTTCCACCATGCTCTGCGTTGTTTGCCTACTAGGGACTCTCTGTAGGTTTGTGTTGTGCCGCCCCATATCCCATGCAGTTCCCCTCTGCGTGCTAGGTCGAATGCTTCTTGTGCGCAGGCTCCTGTGACAGGACAGGTTTCGCACAGTTTGTGTGCTTTCTTGCGTTGTGATGGTCTGTGGCTGAAGAACAGTTGTGTTTGGCCTTTGCAGGCTGCGTGGTCTAGCCATATCATGCCATTGCCTTGATGATGTGGCCGATGTGTTCTGCTACTTGTGGAACTACTGCGTTCCCGAGTCCTGCAATTCTGTCCAACCGATGGGGAATCCCATTAGCCATTCTACCCAGTTGGGGTTCAGGAGCCCATGAGGGGTTGAGGGGTCGCCATGATCGAATCTGACTTCGTTCGCTAGGCCTGCACTCCATCTGTTGCCGTTGTTGTCGATTCTCACTAGATCGTTGCCGCGTTGTTCTAGTTGTTCCCATCTGTGTTCGACCATTTGTTTGGTAGGTGTCGACCATGTTTGTTCGTGTTGCGATGACAAATACTCGGTCGCGTAGGTGCGGTGCGCCGACGGCTGCAGCTGGTATGCAATCCCATTGCGAGTCATACCCGAGCGCGGCCAAGTCTGCAAGAACTTGTCCAAATCCGAGAGAAAGGTGCCCTGCAACGTTCTCCAGCAATGCGAATCGTGGTCTAACCAAGCGAAGGCATTCGGCAAACATTGGCCATAGGTGTCGTTCGTCGTTTTCTCCTTTTCGAACGCCGGCAAGGCTGAAGGGTTGGCAGGGGTATCCGCCGCAAACAAGGTCAACTGTGGGTACGGTTCGCCAATCGATTTCACGGATGTCTCCTAGGTTTGGTGTGTCTGGCCAATGTTTTTTGAGTACGCGTGTGCCGTACGGGTCGATTTCTGATTGCCATAGGCATTTGAAGCCGGCGCGTTCTAGTCCGAGGTCTAGGCCGCCGATACCTGAGAAGAGTGAGCCGAAGTTCATGTGCAGAACACGCATTGCTCGGCGTGGTGTTCGTCAAGTCGGATGTGGCCGGCACCGTTGCATGCGGGGCAAAGGGTTACGCCTTCGCCACAGGGGCTCGGCGTGTCGGACTCTTGCAACAGTTCGTGGTGTTTTTCGGTGGGTAAAGGCCCCGAAGTGCTGTTACGTGAGTTGTGGGAGTCTAGTGAGGTTCGGAAACCTAGTCGCGGTGCGGTGTTCATTTCAAGTCGCGAGGGTCATTTGCACTTGCAACAAGATTCAAGCCGGCCTACTTCGGCGCGTAGTTCGCGTAGTTCGGCCTCTAGTTGTTCGATGCGTTCTTTGGCGCGTGCCATTGCTTTGGCGGCTTCGTACAACAAATCTTCGGTGGTGCTCATTTCACATCAGCCATTTCTTTTAGTCGGTCAATTTCTGTTTTTGTACGGTCATAGCTGCGCAGTATCTCAGCAAGTTCGGCTTCCTCGATCACGTTGCCTTTGCGTGCGTTCAACACCTGCAAAAACCCTTGCATCTTCTCTGTAGGTCGTGCCCTAGAGCCGGCAGGTGCTGGTTGGCTGGTTTGTTTTGGTGGTGCGCCTGTGATTGGGTTGCGGCGTTCCACTTTGGCCATTTCTTCACGGCTGGCACGTTTCGCAGGGTCGCTGCCTGCCCAGCCGGCGTTCGCTAATGCTCGACCTACAGCTGACGTTTCGCAGTTTTCGACGTGGCTGGTTGCGTTGACGCCGCGTTCTGTGGCGTGTTCTTCTGCCCAACCTGTGGAGATCAACACATCATTTTCGTAGAGCGATGCTTTAAATAGGCACCAGCCTTCGGAACGCTCAACAAGGTCTGTGATCACTCGTGGCTGTACCTCAAGGCCTTTGCAGGCTTGCAGCCATAAATGTAGGCGTTCGGCAACAGTTTGGTAACTGGATAGGTCAAAGGGCATCGGCTGGCCTTTCTATTGTTTCCCACACGGTTAAGCGTTGGCCGTGTCCGTGTTCATTGGTTCGTTTCGATATCTGTGTTCGATCGGTGGGCCGTATCATGCCGGCGCGTGCTGCTTTGTTGAGCCTGGCACCGATGCCTTTGTTGACAGGGAAATCGTCGGGCAGCTGTTCCCACACTTGGTCTACTGTCCAATAGAGCCGGAAATAGGCGACACGTTTGATCGCTCGATCAACAAGTGCGATCTGTTCGTCAGTCCATTTGCGTGCTGCTTTCGCAGATTGTTCCATGCCACGCTCAAACGGTGTCGGATGTGGCTGGTCGAATAGTGATGGCTGGTTCATTAGCGACCTCCGCAGTAGTTGCCTGACGCTTTCCACGGCCACCAACCGCAACTAGGGCTGGTCTCCAGCGCGTCAAGGTAAATGTCGTAAGCGATCATCAGGTTGACGGCCGGCACATACAAATCGTTGCGGCTGAAACCAAATTGGGCGGTGCGTTGTGCGTGATAGCCCCAGTTGATTTGTGTTAGGCCGTGATCGCCTGAACCTTTGTTGTGGGCGTCGGATTGGCAGCGTGATTCGTTCCACATCACTTGGCCGAGCGTGGGCAGCAGCTCTTCGGGCCAGCCCATGCGTACGGCGGTTGACCACCACTCCACGCATTTGCCGTTCCAGCCAACGGAGACCGATGGCAGAGTGGTGGCCGTCACCGTCACTTCAGAAGTAGATGTTTGAATACGGTTCTCATCTGAAGGCGATGTTGCCGGCACCGTAGAAACAGTAAAACTCGGTGCCGGCTGTACCTGTTCTGATGTCGCTGTGCTTGCGGGTAGTTCAGGTACGAAGGTCGGGCCGTAAAGCCCGTAAAGCGATGCCGCCGTAGCGACGGCTAAAGCACTTATGGTGCGCATGTTTGGTCTCCTTGTGTTGTTGGCTGGAGACCTCATTATGCGCTCAGGGTGTCACATTGTCAAGCAATGTTCATGTGGCCGGCGGTTTGTGGGCCGACAATGCCGTCAACGACTAGCCCGTTGTCCTTTTGGTATTGCCTGACACGTTTGTCGGTGTTTGCACCGAAGTCGCCATCAACAACGATCGGTTTGCGGCCTGAACTGTTTTTGTAGCCGGCAGCTGCTAACGCAATTTGTACAGCTCTAACGTTGTCGCCTTGATCACCGAGCCGGCATGTTTTCCAACCTGTCACGGTGTCCTCGGCTGGTACATGAGCGCCGAGTGGGAACGATGACATGGCTGCATCAACCCAGTCGGTGGTGTCGGCGTGCTCGTTGTCGATCTCTATGTGTATCCAATCGCCTGAGCCGCCGCCTTTGATCACACCTGGCTTGTACACGTTCCAATCGTCACGATCGCAACGCCAACCACGGCCACCCGAGCCGTATTCGTAATCGGCCAAATATTCAAGGCCGATGTCATCGGCTACCGAAATGAGCCAATCAATCACTTTTTCGAGGTCGGCACGGCTGCAGCCAGGACGGCCAGACCACGCACGTCGGCTCAAATCGGCCGCACGGCCGGTGGCGTGCACCGACATGCCAGACAGGTTTGACGATTGTGCGCCACGCTTTTTGCGTACACCAAACGTGCCGTTGTTCCACACCTGCCGGCCTGAAGCGTTTTGGATTGCTGCAACTAATGCTTCGGTGCCTGCACGCTTACCCGTGGCGATTTTGTCGGTTCCTGTGTACGGTCTCATTCCGCAACCTTAGGCTTTGCCAGGCGCTGTTTCGTGGCGGCCTTCACAACGGCGAGGCCTGCGCCGATCGCAGCTGCACCGGCGGCTTTCCAGCCTGCACCAACCATGTATGACGCAATACCGGCCTGTACAGCAGTTGCTAATGCACGTTCGGCGTAGTCACGCATCTGTTCATTCGTCATCTTTTCTTTTTCCTTTCATGCCGTTAGAGGCAAGCACACCTGAAAGTGCGCCTGTAAGAAATAGCACCATTGGGTTCAGCACAGACCATGCTGCGGCATCGTTCGGTGATTGGTACTCAATCGGCTGTGTCACAAACAGCAAGCCGTACAGAATGACCGACATTGCAAGCACAAACGAAAACGCCAAAGCACAACCGACAACAAACACCAAACGTGCTTTCAGATCCTCAGCCTCATATCGGTTCGCTGGTCTAAACATTTCGACACTTGTTCCCTAACCTCATGCCACACGAATACACCAACACATCAGGACAAGTGCCCCAAACGCTGCACTTAGGCGGCAAACAATCCTCAGTAGTCCAGTTATCAGGATCTTGACACGGATACCGATAACCACCATCGAAACCGCAGCCGGCGGTAATCAGGATTGTTGCGGCCATCATGGCTGCTTTCACTCCTGCAAGCCCCACATGCCGATAAGCAACAGCAGCAGACCGACACCAATGATCGTTGCGCTGCGTATCATGCCGGCGGGTTAGGGAAGTCGGCGGTTGGGCCAGGTGTCCACGTTGAAGGGAAGTCACGCAACGCCTGCCGGTAGGTTGTCCACGCTTGCCGTTGTTCATCGGTAAGTGGTGCGTCGAGCGTTTGTGTCCAGTCTGAGGCGGCTAAAAACGCGTCACGTTGAGCACGCATGTTTTCTATGGTTTTTGTTTCGTTGTTGTCGCCGTAGTCACAAATTACAAGCATCTTATTCCCCTACATCTGTTGCATTTAATAAGACGCGCCTTGTTGAACCGTCGTTGTTGACGCGTGCAGTTCCAGTATTAGTGCGTGCACTCAAATAAAAATCGTAGGTGCCAGCCGATAATTGTTCACGATGAGCAAACATCACAACGTTGCTTGGTGACTGATTGGCTAAAGACGAAATTGCTTGTTGCCACAACGAACCACCACCGCTCGCCGCACTTCTTAACTCAAATATGACATTTAACGTTGTCGAATGGTTGTCAATCTGCGGAATGTATGCCTCAATCAGCATTGTGCGCGTCGATGTCAACGTAAATTGAATATTTGTTAGGTCTGTGTAACTCGTTGACAAACTAAAATCAGTACCAACATTATCGGTTGCGTAAAAACCGAGACCAATAGCGTTCATGTCGGCTGCGGTCAACACATCGCCGCTAAAAAAATCGCCTGGTGCTGTCATAGTTCTATCCTAATCTGTTCGTGTTCAACACGCCGAGAGTGTCCGAATCCAACACAAACGACTGATAATCCTGTGCCGGCAACAAGTCGAGTGTAATTGTTGTGCGGCCTGGTACTGCTTGAATGGTGCGGCCAGCAATCACACAGTTATCGGTTACCTGCGTGCCGGCAGTTGGTGTGTATGTGACGGTTGCGTTTTGCCATAGGCCGTAACGCACATCAAGGAGCTGTGCTAGTTCTTCTTTGCTTCCGCTGTTCGTGTCAGCGAGCGTTGCCGATTGAACAGTAATTTTGCGTGCTTGAAAATGAATGTTGCTAAACCGTTCAACAATGTTGTCGGCCATGCGTTGCGTGTCGGCGTCAAGCAGCATTGACGAATCGGATGCAAACAAAGATTTGATTCCTGTTGTTGAAGTTGAATCGCTATTGTTCGCTTCAACGGTGTTCGTCGTAAACGATGAAGTGATGGTTGCCTGATTAATGACACGTTCTATGTCATAGCCTCGATCAATAGCGTTGACGGGTAGTTCACCTGACGCTGGTGTCCCTTCGGTGAATACAAAGGTAGTTGCGTTTGCATCGGTACGGCTCAACGTGTCACCAACGATTGCTGCGTCATATCGTGCCCAATCGTTGCCTAAATAAGTCCATTTGTCAATCGTCGTAGGCCAAATAACCGATGGCACGCCGGCTTGATGTCGAGCAATGAGCACGTCACCAAGAGAATCGCCAGCATTGCCTTTGTAACCTGTCGTGACGGTGCCGGCTGCGTAATAACTGACATCACCAACGAAACCACGATACACACCTAAATCTTGGTCAAGTTTGGGCAAACTTGTTTCGCCGCTTGGAACTCCTTGCAAAGTGAACGTGTCAATTATCCGGTTGGCCCATTCTGTCCAGTCGTATGATGTGGAGTTACTGAAATCGTTGCCGTACAGGCCTCGTGCGCCGATTGATAGCCAATCGGAGGCGGTCAACGTTACGATTGAGGTCACGCCGTCATCTTTGATATTGAAGTCATCAATAATGCCGTGAAACACTTCGGCGGTGTCTGTCGTGTTGACTGTGCAGCTGATAAACACGGCTTGTTCAAACCATGCAACATTTGAATATGTACCGCCTGCGCCAGGTGTCAATGCACCATCAAAATTGTTAAGCGTGATCGTTGCCAAGTGTGCTGAAGGTTGCATAAAACCTAACGGCTGTTTGATGTTGATGCCGGCTACACGGTCGGTGAAATCGGTGTTTGTGTCTAAACCACCAATGGTCACGTTCCAATCAAGGTCAAGGCTCACAATTTGATGCCTGACGCTGTTCGTAGCGGTAGACCGCCGCGCCTGCGGCCTTCACGTTCTAGGGCTTCAAGCACGTCGGCACCGTTAGAGCCGGCCGGCATGTTGATTGTGACGTTCATACCACCACCGAAGCGGCCCAGCTGGTCGAGTGGTATGACGGCCTCGGGGCCGGCTTCACCAATCACAGCGGTTGTGGGGCCTGTAACGATGCCGCCATCAGCCATAAATGGGATGCCTACGCCGCCGGTCATTAGGCGTGATGGGCTGAACACGTCGGTTAGAGCACCAAAAAATGATTTGCCGCCAGGTGCTGCTTCAAGTGTGCCACGCAGTTTCACGTACATGTCGTACACAGATTTGATTGCGTTGTACAACGTCACAGCGTCCGATGCGAGTCGTTGAACTACGCCTCTAAATTGTTCGCTGTTGTCGTAAGCATATTTAAAGCCTGCCGCAAGTGCTGCAATACCGACAACTGCAGCAACAACAGGGTTTGCGAGGGAAGCGACCGCTGCGGCAAGTGCGGCGATCATTGCAATTGCAGCTGCGCCAGCCAGCACAGCCATAAACACCTTTACGACTTCGGTGTTTTCTTTTAAGAAGGTCACGATGCGGCTAATGATTGGTGCAAGTTCGTCCCGGAGCCGGCTGATGATTGGGCCAAGCGTGTTCGACACGGATTCCCATGCGGATTGAAATGCCGGCACAGCGACGTTGTAAGCACGCTCAAGTGCCGGCACAAGCGTGTCGATAAGCCAGTTGGTGACCTTTTCAAATACTGGTAACAGTTTTTCGCCTAGGCGTTCTTGCAGCTGCGAGAATGCAACTCTCATTTTGTCTGACGCGTTGGCGGTTGCTTGAGCGGTGCCCCCGCCTTGTGTTTCGATGGCTGACAAAC